GTGATCGTGTTGATGAGTATAAAACACGATTAAATTTGTACAACGGAAAAAAAGGCAAGCACGGTTTTTATAACTTTGAAGGCGGGATTAAGGTCGTATCAGCCGGCGCCCGTGATCCTGATGCTGAAGGCGTTGAAGGCATGAGCGCTTCTAAAATGCGGAAGTACGCCACAGACGGTGACTTTACTAAGTTTGCACAGGGTTTAGGTAAAAGTATTTCTACTGCCGATGCTCGCAAGTTGATGAACGCGGTACGCTCAGGTTTAGGCCTAAGAGAAACAACAAGTTTCCAGAACCATATTCAATTAAGCCCAGTATCAGAAAGACGTGAGCAATTTGTGAGCGGAACACTTTTTGAGCTAGGTGAAATGGTAGTTATCAAGGATACAGATGAAGTCGGTAAGATTACACTTATCGGATCTAATTATCTTATCGTCGAGTCAGGTCAGAAGAAACTGCGTAAGTGGATTCACGATGTCGAGCATCTTGAAGAAGATAATACAAAAAGCATGTATGCTGATAAACCTGACTGGGGTACAGATGCGTCTGCTCAAAAAGCAAAGCGCATGACACCCAACGAGGCCAATACAACACATAACAATTATGGTATTCCCAAGGGTGCATCGCTAAGCGACCTTGATAAAATTTACAATACCACAACTAACAAGCAGAAAAAAGAGCGGGCGCATTGGTTGCGAAACATGCGCAGAGGAGCTAATAAAAAATGAATAAACTAAAATCATTTAAAGACATTGCTCAAGAAAACGCAATGCATTTGTTAAAAAAAGAGCTTGCCAAAGAAGCTAAAAAGGCAGCAATAAATCCTTCAGACGCCGAAGAGGCAAGTGAAGAAAAAACGATGTATTGCAAAGATTGTGGTTGTGAAAAGGGTAAGCCTGATCCTGATTGCACGTGCGAAAACGATTGTAATAATTTAACTGCAGCACAATGCACTACTGAAAAATCTAAATGTAAATCTTTGAAAAAAGAAGCAGTCAACGAGTATGGCGGGCCGCACATTTCTCGTAAAGATTATCTCAAGCCTATGCCATACAAAGGCGAAAAGGTATCTGTTAAAAACGAGCTAACAATTGCTGATGTCCAAAATGCCACTGCAATGGCAAAGAAACGTCAAGACAAAGAACGTAAAGCCGGAAAGAAAAGTGTATCAACAACTGATCTTGCAGCACGTATGCCTAAAAAAGAAGCTCAAGATCCAAAGCATGTTAAGCAGGCAGTTGGCATTGCATCTGATCCTAGGTACAAGGGCGGAAATATGACAGGCGCAACTAAGGTGATTAATAAACTTTCAAAAGGTTTGTCAGATCATCCTCAAGTTAAAGCCGTATTAAAACGTCAGAACGAAGACGTCAACGAGATTTCGCAGGCAACCAAGGATCGATATGTTGCCCGCGCGTCTGGCGCAGCACAAGTCGGTGCTGTACAAAGTAAATATATGAAGGGCGACGCTAAAGACAAAAATGATAAGATGGTTGCAAAACGTCAAGCCGGAATAAAGAAAGCAGTCGGCGAAGAGATGACTATGCCAATGGGCAAAGTTTCAAAACTTCCTACATACACTAATAACAAGCAAAATGACGACAAGAAGGCTGAGATCAGAAATGATTTAAAAGCTTTACGGGGTCGACTTGCTAAATTGTCTCGCACCAAACAAGAAGCACACCTAGATTATAACCCGGCAAAGGGCGGCTACAATCAACCTAAAGACAAAGAAGTTGGTAAAAGAGTCGGCACACGTGAAGACAAACAAGTTAAGAGTGCAGACAAGCGCCCGGTCAATGTGAATGTCGATGGTAAGATTGTGACACGCATGGAACCAGTTGTAAAACGTAAAGCGGATAAAGAAGTCTCAGAGCTTTCAAATCATAAGATGAGCCAATACCGAACTAAAGCCTATGACGACGCTGGAGCAAAATGGGCAGCCGGAGATACTGATAAAGCTAAAGCAAGAGTAAAAGGCGTATCTAAAGCTACGGATAAGATGGACAAGAACAGAGTTTCTGAGCTTTCAAATCATACAATAGACTCATATAAAAAGAAGGCCAAGGTTTCGATTAATAAGGCCGCAGACACATATGATTATAAGACTGCTATGAAGCGTACGCGTGGCTTTGGTCATGTCCTTAACAAAGCCAAAAAGTCTGGAACTAATGAAGATTATAAAATCACTAAAATTTATAATCCGACAACAAGAAAATCACGAGCGGCTGGCACGAGCACGGCGACATATGCTGTTCATACCCATGATCGTAAATATTTCAAAGAGTTTCCAAATCAAAAAGACGCGGAAAAACATATGAAATCTATGGATAAGAAAAAGTAAAATGCAACCTGAAATACCAGTCTTAGATGAAGAACACAATAACTGTGGAACACCAGACTGTTGTGGCGAATGCGATACAGCGGGCAAAGGCACGGACGAAGATGATTAGATTTAAACAGTATATTGCAGAAAAAGGCGATGACGCAAAAGGCCATTTCATTCCGACTGAAAAGGGGGCTGGGATGACACCTAAGGGTGTTAAGGCATATCGCGCGAAAAATCCTGGCAGTAAGCTTAAAACTGCCGTCACAGGTAAGGTAAAAGCCGGCAGCAAAGACGCTGGCCGCCGCAAATCATTTTGCGCAAGATCAAAAGGCTGGACTGGCGAACGAGGCAAAGCTGCTCGTCGTCGGTGGAAATGCTAGGAAATACGAATTATGGAAAAGTCAGAAGGTCAACGCCTCGACCGTATAGAAGAAAAGATTGATAGGTTGTCAGAAGCACTCATAAGTATCGCGCGTTTTGAAGAAAAGCTCGAAGCCTATAACAGGTATCGTGAAGATTCTTGGAATCGTATGAATAAGTTTTCTGAAAAACTAGATAGTATCGAATTACAGGTGCAGGACAACGCACATACTGTAGCAATTATAAATAAATTATTCTGGGTAGTTATTGTAGCTATCTCAGGAGCAATAGCAGCCCAGATTTGGATGTAAGGAAAAAACAATGAAAACACAAGACATAAAAAATATGGCCCTTGCATTCCAAGCGGTCACCGAAAAGTACGGTAAGAAAAAAGAGGATGCGTATAACGACGCGCGCCCTGGTACCAAGCAGAATCAAAAAGATTTTGATAAGGCTTCTAAAATGGCAGCGCCAAAAGATAAAGTATCTTTAAAGCCTATGCCACCCGCCTTAGCTAAGAAAATGGCTAAAGACGAAGGCTATGCATCTGCTGCCCAGCGTGCAGCAGTTTGGGCAGACCGAGCCGATGGCGGCAAAGGTCATCCTGATAATAAAAAGAAGAAAAAGGCAGAGGGTTTGTGGGATAACATCCGCAAGCGCCGCGAAGCTGGTAAGCCTAAGAAGAAGCCAGGCGATAAAGGCTACCCTAAAACGCTTAACGTTGAGTCAGTCGAAGAAGCATTCGAGCCGCACATGATGTATGATCCTAAAACAGGCAAAGGATATAAGGCTGAAAAAGAAGCCGACCATCTTCGCATGAAAAAAATGGGATACACTCATGATAAGCCTGCTACTAATGAAGCCCTAAAAGGCGATCAGCATAAACTAGATCACGATAAAGACGGTGACATTGACGCGGCAGATTTTAAAGGCTTGCGCAATAAAAACAAAAAAGACAAAAAGTCTGAAATGGAAGTTAAGCCTAATCAGAAGCAAGACGATGATAAAGGTGCTGTAGCTGAAAAGGCAAAGTGCTCTTCTTCTTATAAGAAAGAGTCAACTGAGCTTGAAAATCTTGAAACTCAAGTCGAGCAGACATATCAAGGTGTTCAATCAGGCATGCGTCAAGCTATGATGCAGATGTGGGAAAAGGCCTCGCACACAGGCGGCGCGCCAGCTGAAGAGATCGATTCAAAAGATTCTCCGACTGCCAAAAAAATGAAGGCTGACCATAAGGCCGAAGTTAATGACGTTGAAGAAAAAGGTCATGTTGATGCAGCACAAGCTGGTCGCGCAGGACCATCTGCCAAAGCTCGCCCAAATGATAATATGAAAGGCGATAAGGCAATTATTAATCCAGTGAAAGGAAAGTAAATGGCAATCACACCACCTAGCTGGGCGAAGAACGCTGTGCCAACTCCAAACGGTTGGCAGGATCCTCGCTCAGGTGAATTATTGAAATCACAGCGTATTGGCCAAGCTGACATCGATGCATATAACGGAGTTACTGCTCCTGCACCGGTTGCGCCTGCGCCTACGCCCGTAGCCACAGTCGAAATTGAAGAGGAAGTAATGCAACAACTAAATGAAGCGCCTGTTAACAACACTTCGATTGATAATATGACTAAATTTCAGCTTGAAGCCCTAGGCCGAGAGTATGGTGTCGAGTTAGATCGTCGTAAATCAAAGGCCGCACTAGTAGATGAGGTCAAATCACTTACTGAATAATTGCATAAATAAGTTTGAAATATAATTTATTTGAGAACATAATGCAATTTGAAAATGTAAGCGAAAGTAACTTGTTGTTATATGCGGCAAAGAACTATCATAATCCTTTGGGCGCAAGCTCAGAGGATTTTTATGAAGATTTAAAAAGGTTTACTTACGTAAAAAGGCTAGTAAACAAATATTTGCAGACCAAGGAATTACCTGAAAGGCTGATATTAAATCATCTAATAGTAATTTTTAATATGTTTGGTATTGAAGCTGGTTGTAAAATTCTAGAACTTAAACTAGATGATGAGCACTGGCCAGTAATAAAACCATTTTTGATCTTCCTGCGCTATATCGATAATAAACAATACGCCGAACTACATATGAACAAACATGTTGTCGAGGCCCTAAGGAAGATATAATGGGTATTTTAAAGAAGTCTGCTGACTTAGTTTATACATTTAGATTTCTAAAATTACTTGTCACACCATTTGACAAGACTAAAGCCTTTGAGCTTGGTCTTATTGACGACAAGGGTAAAAAACTAAAGAAATCTGAAACATCAGCCGAAAAGGATGCGTTAACGCCGTTTATACGTATGGTATTTAATATCAAAAAATTAATACCTGCAGGTAAGATCGGATCATACGCATCAGCATTATATTTGCTTAAAGAAACATTTGGCTTGACCAATACAAGCGTTGATAAGATAATTGTCGAGTCTGGCATCGATCCATCGTCATTACTTGCCGAGCAAACCGCATGGTTTATGCTTGAAGACAAACAGCTTTCACCCGGAACATATCGCATAAATCACACAAAGGCTATCAATGCTACGTGTGAAGAAGTCGTTAATCGTAATGACAAAGTGCGGATATTAGATGACTCATATCCTATTGGCGATATTCGAGGCATCGATATATACGAAGCAATACATATAAATACTATGCAAAAGATATACGTATCATCTATGGAGCTAATTAAATGATTAACTTTAAAAACTACATAGCAGAAGACAAGGCTGGAACTTCGTTCGCTGATAAGTCAAAAAAATCTGGCATATCAACTGGTGTACTGCGCAAAGTGTACAACCGCGGTGTTGCCGCATGGAAGACAGGGCATCGTCCTGGAACTACGCCATCACAGTGGGGACACGCGCGCGTTAATGCCTTTATTGTTAAAAAGAAAAAAGGTGGCCTAAATCACGACAAGGATTTAGCTTAAAATGAAAACCCGGCAAGATCCAGATATTAAAGCGCGTGATGGCACGCAACCAAAAAACCATTATGCCGGATTGAAAAAAAAGACTAAGGTTGCGCGTGATAAACACTTTAATAAAAATAGCAAAAAGTCTGACAGTGATCCAAGCGCATATAAACCAGCGCCAGGCGATAAGACTGCTAAAACAAAAACATCGACATATACAAAACAGTATAAACAAATGTACGAAGATAAAGTTACAAAGAAACAGCTAAATTCACTTGAAGCCATACTCGATAAAGTATTTGCTAAAATCGGTATGGATGTAGAATTTACTCGTCACTTCTTAGATCGTGTCAACGATGCTCGCAACAAGACACAGATCACGCCTAAAGAATTGGCATTGCTATTTAAAAAAGAGTACATCAAATGGGGCAAGCCTATTGCTAAGATGGGCGACGACGCTGAAGGTGTTATGAAGGATTTAGAGTCTGACATAAACATACCGTTTGTACTCAACTGGAACGCCGATAAAAAAGAATTAGAAATGGTGGCCAAGACTGTTATGAGAAAAAAGAATTTTACATCCCCTGACCGTAAGTTTCCGGTAGAAAGCGTAAACGAAGGTGTTAACGATCCCGCTATATTTCATGCTGTGTTTTTAGCCGGCGGCCCGGGCTCAGGCAAATCGTTTATGGTTGGCCAAACTGCTCTGACTGCTCTTGGCTTTAGAATTATTAACTCTGACAACGCATTTGAAATGGCTATGAAGAAAGCAGGCATGGACACTACGCCTGAAAATATATTCTCGGTCAAAGGGCAAACAATACGCAAGGGTGCTGCTACACTTACTGTTAAGAAAATGGAAATAGCTTTGAAAGGTCGTCTCGGTCTTGTAATCGATGGTACAGGCAAAGATTACGCTAAGATCGCTAAGCAGGCAGCTAAGCTTCGTGCGCTTGGCTATGAAGTTGCTATGATATTTGTTAACACAGATAAGCAAACGGCTATAGATAGAGATGCCAAGCGTAAAAGAACGTTGGGCCCAGAAGTTGTAACTAAGATGTGGGCAGATGTCCAGAAGAATATAGGTAAATTTCAAAACTTATTTCGTAACAAAATGTTTGTAGTCGATAATAGCGAAGGGTCAAATTGGCAAGGCGCTACTATGGCAACATACAAACAAATTAAAAAGTGGTCTGAGAAAGAAGCATCGAACGGTATTGCTAAGAAGTGGATCGCGCAAGAGCGTAAACCCAAGCCGCCTACTGTTAGAAAAGAAGATGTTCCTGGAACCTCTACTACTTCAGTTGTGGGCGCTGGTAATAATCCTACAGGCACGGTAGTAGTTGATAGACGCCGGCGCAAAGACAAACACCCAAAGGTGCTAAAGAAATTTAGAAAGTATTTAGAAAACGATGGTTAGAATTTACGTCTTTATTTTTATTGTAGGAACCTTAGGCAGTGTTGCCTGGGGAGCTAAATGGTATTATGAAGACACACAAGCTAGACTAACACAATTAAGAGAGAATAATGTTAAATTGGTCGATGCAGCAGAAACGCTGCAAACTACAGTAGACCAACTTGAATATGATGCCGAACAATCTCAGCTCAATGTTGCTGAATTGCAGAAGAAACTTAAAAAATCTGAAGCCGGCCTTGATCGACTGAGAAAAAGATTTAGTGAAATTGATATTACGAGGGACGCATTAGCAGATCCTGCAGACCTCGAACGGAGAATTAATCGTGGCGTTGACAGACTCATACAAGACATATTTAAAGATACTGGCGGTATCACTGCTGACACTCCCACTGATGGGATGCCTGAGGAGCAATCAGGAACCGACAGTAGTAACGAAGACTGAATTCATCTATCCTAATATTCAGTTACAAGAACCACCAAAACCAGTTGACATGCCAGATGTCGAGTGGTTTGTTGTTAATGAAGAAACACTTGACGAATTTATAGAGCGCGTCAAGGCAGTTGGCGGTGTGCCTGCCTTTATTGCTATTACTCCAAAGGGCTATGAAAATCTCGCAATCGGCATTAATGATTTGCGCAGATATGTTCTACAACAGACCGAAATTATTGTGTATTACGAAAAATCTATTTCGGAAATGGGTCCTAAATAACACAATATATTGTGACAAATTGTCAAATATAGCTATATTTTGCTGTTTACAAACTTCGCGTTTTGATATATAATAGCACATATACAGAAAAGAATCATATACATTTTGGAGATTACGCTCATGCTTTTTGAGGAACAAATTGCAAGGAAGCCCGACCTATACCCGTGGACTAAACAGTTTATCGAGGCTATATGGAAAGGTTTTTGGACACCTGAAGAATTTAACTTTAGATCTGACTATTCACAATTCAAGACAGACTTAACACCAGAGGAACAACAGGTTGTTGTTAAGACGATGAGTGCAATTGGTCAAATAGAAATTGCAGTAAAATCGTTCTGGGCAGACGTAGGAAACCACTTACCTCATCCGTCAATCAAAGATCTTGGCTATGCTATGGCTAACTCTGAAGTCATACATAATATGGCTTATGAAAAGATTCTTGATGTTCTACATCTTACTCACGTATTCGAAGAAAACTTAAATGAAAAGGTCATACGTGGCCGCGTAGACTATTTGCGGAAATATAATAACAAAGTATATGATGACGACAAAAAACAGTATATCTACTCCATAATGTTGTTTACATTATTTGTTGAGAACGTATCACTGTTCAGTCAGTTTTATATTATTATGCATATGAATCGCAATAAAGCTGTAATGAAAGATTGCGCGCAGCAGGTACAGTACACACGAAATGAAGAGATGTTGCATGCTCAAGTCGGTATTAAACTAATTCAAACATTACGTGAAGAATATCCTGAGCTGTTTGATGCCGAGTTACAAGCCCGCGTTCAAGAAGAATGTATCGAAGCCCTTAAAGCAGAGAGCAAAGTAATTGACTGGATCATGGACGGATATTCTGCGCCTGGTCTTAGTGCGCCAATTCTAAAGTCGTTTATTGCTAAACGCATGGCAGAGTCAATTGACCAAATTGGATTTGACAGCAGTGAAATTGTATATGACAAAAGCTTATCAGACGAAACGTTTTGGTTTGACGAAGAATTATACGGTGCAAATATGACAGACTTCTTTCAGAAAAGGCCTGTCGAATACGCTAAAGGCCAAGGCATTAGCGCAGATGATTTATTTTAAAGGAGTATATAATGGGATTTGATTGGCTAAACGAAGACTCACGAACGTTTTTAAGTCGTGGATATATCGACGGTAATATGACCGCCGAAGAACGAGTAAGGGAAATTGCTAAAACCGCCGAAACTATTTTAGACAAAGAGGGCTTTGGCGATAAGTTTTATGACTACATGAGCCGCGGTTTTTATAGCCTGTCGTCTCCTGTATGGTCAAACTTCGGAACTAAGAAGGGATTACCTATTTCATGCAATGGTGTTTTTATTAACGACAACATGGAATCGATCCTAATGAAAAATGCAGAAGTCGGTATGCAGACTAAGTTAGGTGCCGGGACTTCTGGTTACTTTGGTGCTATTAGACCGCGCGGGCATGTAATTAACTCAGGCGGCACTGCAGATGGTCCGGTTCACTTTATGAATCTGACAGAAACGCAAGTTGATGTAGTTGCTCAGGGCTCAGTGCGCCGAGGATCTTTTGCAGCATACCTTGATATTGAATCACCAGACATTATGGAATTTCTTGAGTGCCGCGAAGAAGGTTCGACTATTATGCACCTTTCGCTTGGAGTATGCATTAGCGACGAGTGGATGAACTCAATGATCCATGGTGATAATAACAAGCGGACTGTCTGGGCGCGTATTCTACGCAAGCGGCGTGAGAGTGGTTATCCGTACTTGTTTTTCAAAGATGCAGTAAATAATAATAAGCCACAGGTTTTAAAAGACGAAGACATTACTATTTGGGCATCAAACCTTTGTTCAGAAATTTGCTTGCCATCATCCGAAGGCGAATCATTTGTGTGCAACTTGGCATCTATGAATTTGCTTACATTTGATGAGTGGGAAGAAACCGATGCAGTCGAAACTATGACTTGGTTCCTTGATGCCGTGATGGAAGAGTACATCGAAAAAACCGAAGGCATTAAGTTTATGGAGAGCGCTCGTGAATTTGCTATGAAATGGCGCGCGCTTGGTTTAGGCCAACTTGGCTGGCACTCGTACCTTCAGTCTAAAATGATTCCGTTCGAATCATTTGAAGCACATATGCTAGCGGCTAAAATCTCACGTACAATTGATGAGAAATCTCTTGAGGCTTCAAAGGAATTAGCTATAGAATATGGTGAACCTGTAGGTATGCTTGGTTATGGCGAGCGAAACCTAACTCGCACCGCTGTAGCACCTACCACGTCATCTAGTTTCATCCTAGGACAGGTAAGCCCGAGTATAGAGCCATTAGCGTCTAATTATTTCACTAAAGATTTGGCAAAGGGTAAATTTACATACCGTAACCCATATCTCAAACAGATCTTGGCAGATGCAGATAAAGATACAGACGAAGTATGGATGTCAATTCTAAAACGTGGTGGATCAGTACAGCACTTAGAGTTTCTATCGGAACATGATAAATCGGTATTTAAGACGTTTAGTGAAATTACTCCACTCGTTATTGTTCAGCAAGCTGCAGCGCGTCAAAAGCACATTGACCAAGCACAATCACTTAATACCATGATACATCCTGACGTTAGTGCTAAAGATGTTAACGCACTGATTATAGAAGGATGGAAGCTAGGCATCAAAACTTTCTATTATCAACGGTCGGCTAATCCAGCACAAGAGCTGGTGCGGGATATTATGAACTGTGCAAGTTGTGAGGCATAAATGAATACGTATTTAATAGAGTGTAGTTTTTGTGATGAAGAGAGTGAAGTAGTTAGCGAGGCAGAGCTGTCGCCAGACTACTGTCCGTTTTGCGGTAACACAGCAAATGCAATTGAGTTGGACTCAGACGAATATTGATATAGATAGCCTTATGTGGCTATATGAAAATAAAGAATTTACACTTAGCCCTGATGATCTTGAGGATTTTCAGGGCTTTGTCTATTGTATTACTGAAATTGATACCGGTAAGAAATATATCGGTAAGAAATTTTTTTGGAAACCAAAGATTTTACCTGTCACTAAGACTCGTAAACGCCGGAAGCGTACACGGGTTCCCTCTGACTGGCCTAAATATTATGGATCAAGCGCTCAGGTCAAGCTACTTGTGGAAGAGAAAGGCGAGCAAAATTACAAAAGAGAGATACTAAAACTATGTAAGACTAAAGGCACATGCTCATACTATGAAGCAAAATTACAGTTTGAGCACGACGTGTTACTCAGTGATGATTATTACAATGAATTTATTGGTTGTAAAATTCATTCAAAACATGTTCGTGTATAAATACAGTTATATAAAATGAGGTGAATGATGGTTAAACTAATTCATGAAGTGCTTGATGAAGCACGTAAGAAACGATCTAAGGCCGAGACGGTTGCTGTATTACAGCAAAACGAAACTTGGGCACTTAAAGATATTCTACGAGGATCTATGGATTCGACAGTAGAATTTGCGATCCCAGATGGTGATCCACCCTATACCCCAGGACAGGAGTATAGCGCTCCAAGAAATCTTCTCAAAGAACATAAGCGGTTTGTATACTTTGTCAAAGGTACTCGTCACGACGAGATGCCTCAATTTAAACGTGAGCGTATCTTCTTTGAAATTTTAGAAGGCATTGACCCCAACGATGCCAAGCACGTTGTCAACATGGTGAATAAAAAAGCACCAGCCGGCATTTCTCGACCCGCTGTGGAAGAAGCCTTCCCTGGGTTGTTGAAAGATACATGATGTGAAAGTGAGGAAATAAACTACAATTTAACTGTAAGGGGAACCTATGCATGTCAAAAACTCAGCTAGATAGATTAATCCAAGACTCGAACGAACTGCGATTATATGCAGATAAACTTAAAGAACGAGGAAAGGATATATTATATCAGAAAATTCTAGCTAAGCGTCAATATCTTGACAAACGTATAAATGAGGCTTTATAGTAAAAAAGGAGTTTACAATCTCCTCCGAGTATGGTACAATAAGAAGTATTCGTTATTCGGAGGAGATAATACCCTATGAACATTTTTATACTAGATCGCAATCCACACGAGGCTGCTAGGCTTCAATGCGATAAACACGTAGTAAAAATGATCGTCGAATCAGCACAGATGTTATCTACTGCACATCGCATGATTGACGGCTATCAAGAAAAACGTCCTTCAAAATCTGGCAAGACTATGGTTAAGTACTGGAAATTGCTTGACGAACGAGAAGACACTATGTACAAAGCAGTGCATGTCGGTCATCCTTGTACAGTGTGGACAATGAATAACGATAATAATTATATGTGGCACTACGATCACTTTACAGAACTATGCCGCGAATACACTTATCGATATGGCAAAGTGCATGCAACTGAAAAGCTACTTAAAAAAATGCTTTCAAAAACTCCTAATAATATCAAAGCCGGTCATAAATACGCATGTACAGCGTTTCCATTAGCTATGCAGCATGAGCCTCAATGCATGATGGATGATCCAGTTAAATCATACCAAGCGTATTATAAAACTAAGGCAGCACGGTTTAACATGGTGTGGACTAAGCGAGATGTACCGGAGTGGTTTAATGCTTGATACTCATGCACAAAACATATTTAATAAAAACATTAACATGATGGTTCCGTATTACATAATGGCTGCATATGCATATTATAAGGATGATGATCCTATATTCTCTGATGCCTTCTTTGATAACATGTCAAAGATTATGCTTGACGAATGGATGAATATATATCATTATCACAAAGACTTAATAACAATTGAAGATTTAAAGGGTGGAACTTACTTAGGCAAATATCCGTCTATTGTTAAGGGTGCACTCAAAAACCTACGTGGAGTACAAAATGAAAGACCAGTTAATTAAAGCAATGCGCATGCACGCCGAAGGTGAGCTTGAGCGCGCTAAAACTAATGTTATGGTTTATATGAATCAAAGTGTTGGTATTGGTGAACACAGCGATATTGTCGAAGCAATGCAAGAAGAGCTTGACAAAATGGCTATGCATACAGACCGAATTGAAATGCTTAATCATTTTTAAGGAGTAAGCCTATGCCTATATACAAAGTTAAACGCGCAGGTGTCGAAGACAGCACTGCATGGGAAGTAACTTGCTCTTATAGCGAGCTTACAGCTATGTGTGAAGAATACGGATTAGTCCAGGAATTATCTACGCCTAACTTTGTGTCTAGCACAGGTAATCAGATTAATAAAACTTCAGATGGTTGGAAAGATCGTCTTTCTACTATCAAGTCCCAAGCTGGCAGAAATAATTCAATTAAACTATGAAGCAAAAAAGTATTATTAAAAACAACTCGCTGCAGATTAGATATGACGATATGCTTGAGTATCCGCCTATCACAGACAATCAAGGCATTGCATATCAGGCATGGGATGATGACTGTAATTTAGTATTAACAGGCTCTGCTGGTACTGGCAAGACATTTATGGGCATGTATCTTGGATTAGAAGCAGTGCTTGATCCTGACACGCTTCAAGATCGTCTCGTCGTAATTAGGTCTATGGTACCGACGCGTGATATGGGATTTATGCCAGGAACTAGGGAAGAGAAAGAAGACGTTTACACTGCGCCATATAAGGCCATTGCTGATGAGCTGTTTAACGAAAAAGGCACATGGAACAAAGCACTAAACACAAAGAAAATCTCTTTTGAATCTACATCCTTTATACGAGGTGTGACTATAGATAATGCTGTAGTCCTCGTTGATGAGATGCAAAATTTAAATTTTCATGAGCTTGATTCTGTCATTACTCGTGTTGGCCGTAACTCAAGAATTATTTTTTCTGGCGACCATCTACAAACAGATTTTAAGTTTAATGATGATAAATCAGGAATATATAAATTCTTATCAATCGTAGAACAATTAAAGAACTTTGAAATAGTAAACTTTGGCTGGGAAGATATTGTAAGATCTGACTTTGTCCGAGACTATATCATGACCAAAGAAATGTTAAACTTATAAGGAGCAGAGATGCTGACCGAACAAGAATTAGCTAAGCTAATCCCCGGAAACAAAGACGTAGGCGCTTGGCACGAAGCCTTGGCTGCTATTATGCCAAAGTATGGCATCACATCTAAACGAAGGATCGCGCATTTTATTTCTCAGTGCGCGCATGAATCTAATAATTTTCGTAGTTTATCTGAAAATCTAAACTACAGTGAGAAGGCATTGAACGCTGTGTTTGGCCGCTATTTTGGCACAGGCGGAACCAAACGTAACGCAGCAGAATACGCACGCAACCCAGAGAAAATTGCTAATTATGTTTATCAGGACGAGTTTCGTAAATATAAAATGGGCAATGTAAATCCAGGTGACGGATGGTTGTTCCGCGGCCGCGGCCTAAAGCAACTTACCGGACGTGAAAACTATACGCGATTTGGCAAATCTGTTGGTATGACTGCAGAACAAGCAGCAAGCTATGTTGCCACACCAAAGGGTGCTGTTGAGAGTGCATGCTGGTTTTGGGATGCAAACAAGTTAAACAAGATTGCAGATACTGACGACGTGAAACGCATGACTAAGAAAATCAATGGCGGTAATATCGGACTAGCTGATCGCCAGTCTAGGTATGTGAAGGCAATGTCAGTCCTTGGTTCACCTATTGCAGTTGACGCTCTCAACGACGATGATGATGCACCAGACATCGATGATATTGGTGTATTGCGCAAAGGTTCACGTGGCGCAGGCGTTAAGATGATGCAAGAAGCATTGGGCATCGGTGCAGACGGATCGTTTGGTCCAGGCACAGAACGAGCTCTTAAGAAGTGGCAAGCAGCAAAAGGCTTAACACCTGATGGTATTGCCGGACCAAATACTTTAGAAAAACTTCTCGGTTAGGGGTTTACAAGCTGCATGTGATCTGATATAATAGATTTATATTAAGTTAGGAATCACATGCAGTTTATACACGAAAAAATCGACAAAGGCTATGACACACTTAAACGTGAGGATGGCGAAACACGTCGATATATGACACCAAACGGTGTCGCTTATCCTTCAGTCACAACAGTTACAGGTATTCTCAATGCCGACAGCATAGCGGCTTGGCGCGCTCGTGTAGGTGACGAAGAAGCAAATAAGATCGGCCA